CACCAGCTAATTCATTTATGGCAGCAAAGGCTTCTTTAGGACTTTGAATATTTACATTACAACTAAATCTTGCTTCTTTTGTACCTGCACCTGTTCCATCATCTACTAATTCATTTGCAAATTTTGAAGCTGCAAAAAAACTAAATAAATCAAGATTAGAAAAAGTCGTAGCATCACTCGTTTGATCTGGAGCGATATGATCTCCCAATCCATAGCGTTTAGTAGTAAGAAGATCAAGAAGTATCATCGAAGGACAACTGCACCATTTTGCTGGTTGCATTGTTCCACCAAATATATAGTTAGGTGGATACTGTATTCTTCCTGTATTTGCATCAACTGTTGGCGTACCAGAATTATTAGCTCCTGCTCCAGGAATCCTTACTTTAATTCCTCTGATTTTATATGTTCTTTTAGGTACTGCATTAAAAGTTTTACTATCTAATCTAAGTCCTACATAAGCACTATTTGGATATGTAGAGGAACTATCTATTACTTCTTGAATAAAAGGAAAAGTAAATTCATCTCTTAAAAAACCAGCAGGGTCAGCATCAGCAGTAATCCTTTCAACTTTGATATTGACAGGAAAACTTAAAGCAGTTCCATTAGCATCAACCATTTCAAGTCTATGATCTCTTGAATAAGAATCAGCAGTTCTACCTGATACAGAAGTATTTATTCTTTCTACATAACTACCTCCACTTGCTTGAACAGAAATTTTGTATTGAACAGTAGATCCATGAATATTACCTTCATCATCAGACCTTTGAATTTGTGACCACCTTAAAGTAACAATAACAGCATCACAAGCCGTATCAACTTGTTTTATAACAGGAGCACTTGTAGTTACAGTTGCACTACTAACAGCTTGTGGACTTCTGGTTTCAGAAGGTAAGCCTAAAAGTCTAGTCTGATTACTTTCTCCAAAACGTGTTTTAAAAGTAACATCTTGAAAATTAAAATCAGATGTAGCTGGACTTGTATTACTTGCCTGTGCATTTAAAACAGGAGTATCATTTAAAAATACATCTTTTAATGCAGCATTATTATATTCGGCAGATGTTCGATCAGTAATACCAGCTTTAGATGGAGTTGAAAAACCTTCTATTTCGCCTTCTGAAATCAAATCTTGAACAGTAGCAAACTGTCTACTATGTAAAGTATCAGGAGCACGATATGGTTTTGGTGGTGGCTTTGGCCCTCCTCCTGATCCTCGTATAAGTTTTCTTTTATCTGTCATCCTTCTACTTGGTTAGTGTCAATGGCAGCAGAGATTACAACTGAACCTGTCATAATTTCACCATACACTATAGGTATAGGTGTGCCAGCCCTTGATGTATTTTGAAGTCCACTAAAACTAAATGATAATTTAGGATCTTCTTCTGAGTCAAAACCATTATCCTTTGGCAAAGGAAATAATAAATCACTTACACCTGATAAGACCAATGCTCCACCAATCGCAACTACTGCTTTTGTTATTCCTGATGCTGCTGCAAAAGATCCTGGTGCGACAATAGGACTAAAAAACGATCCCATCGTTAAAGGAGTAAATAAAAAAGCACCTCCGATTAAAGCAGCACCTAACAATATTTTTCCAACATTACCACCAGCACCAGTTATAGCTGGTACAAAATGTATATCTTCTTTTCCTATAGGATGATGAATTTCAGTTTCATCAATATTATAATTACCAACTTTTACTTGATAATGTTTAGGACTCATATATGGTTCTAATTGAGGAAAATTATTTATTAAAAAACTTACAGCACTACCTACACTAGAAATTTCTACTTCAAATTCTTTAGAGCCAACAAACTTGGCTAGTTCTCCATAAAGTTTTATCTTACGCAACATAGCGATACCTCTTTCCTGTACATTTTAACAACCATTCAGAATAAGGTTCTCTACAAGATAGTCTATCGGTTAAATGATGAATAACATCTCCTTTAAAAAATAATGCTACATGATTTAAAGTAGGGTACATAATACTCATCAATAAAACATCTCCATCTTCAAGTTTTTCATCAGGTCTTAATTCTCTAAAATTAGTTCGCCAAGCACAATCTTCAAACATGGGTTTATCATTAAATTCTTGAGGTGTTAACGGTCTTTCCCAATCTCTGAGTTCTATATTTCTTGTTTCTTTATACCAATCTCTCACTAAACTCCAACAGTCAGTTATTCCCCAAACCCACTGTCTTCCTAACAACGGAGGCTTATAGCCAGATGGTTCTAAATATGCCCATTTTTCTGTTCTTGGATTAACAATATACCAGGGCAAGTTACTGTCTTCACAACTAACCTTATCTGCCTGACTAGGTGTTGGAGGATTTATAGGATGACTATGAAATATGGCTGTGATTTCACCTGCATTATCTGCTTTAATATAATCTTCTGGATCTAAAATAAAACATTGATGATCTGTTATAGCAAGATTTCGACAAGGATAATATTTTAATTTACCTCTAATATTTAAAACAATCCCTACAGCTTCTTTAGGGTCTTGGTCTTTCGCATGAACCAACGCATCGTTTTGCCAATTCATTGTGTAAACGTACCAATACTAGGGAATAACGCACGGGTAGCTTGGCGTTTAGGGATTCTTACTCCAGCAAGATCTGTAGGTGCTGCAAGTTCAAATTCAACAATTTCTCTAGTTTCTGACGCTTTACGATCTATTGAATATATTTCTTTTGGAAATTCTGCGGAAGGATCTGCTGTTGGGTTTGTCCTATCAGCAAAATTATCAGCATCAATAAATTTAGCTAATGTTCTTATTCTAATTACTTTAGCTCCAGTTAAATCATTACCTGCTGTTATTTTATTTGCTTCATTTAACAAGAAAGAAATCAATCCTTTTGCATTACTTATAACTAACTTTGGGCGAGGTAATTGGCCTCTTTGAAAAGCAAATCCTGTTGCTTGTATCGGATACCTAAAATATTCTTCTCCTTTCCATTTAATTTTATCATTTGCGTTTAAATTACTTCCTGCATGAAAATAATATATTGTACTTAAACCATGCAAAGCTGAGTCTAAATGAAGTTGAAATAATTCAATAATTGCTGATGGATTTAAAGATTGAATATCTGCAAACGTACTACTAAAAGAAACGTATCTAACATTATTATCATAAACAGTTTGACCTACAACACTAGCCCAATTAGGTTCACTAGATCCTGTAGTTCCTCCTGTGGTGACTTTAAAAAACAAACCATGATTAGCAGATGTGGGTGCTACTATTGCACCTACAGATAAATTAGCACTAGCAGACCAAACAGTAGTCATCACAAACTAGGTTCAAATACTTGTCTAAAAGTAGCTTGAATTGTTGCTCTATTGTTATATGGTATTGATTTACTCCAGTTTTCACAAACAAATTCAGAAGATGAGCTTTCTCCTGGAGGAGTAAAAGTAAAGCTATGAGTGTCATTTGCACGGGCATCAAGAAATGTTTCTATAGTATCTGCCTCTGTTTCCGAAACATTAAAAGTAAAGTTAAAAACTTTTGGATTTTGATGTTGAGGTAATCCAAATAAAACTCTATGTTCGTAACCATCAGCAAAACGAACTGTTCTAGTAAATGGTGCAGATCTTTTTTGTTGTCCGTATGTAGGTTTTATCGAAGGAAAAGTAGCCATTATGCAAGCAAACCTCCTGGTCTTTGTTGTTGTATTATTTCAGATTGTACAGCAGCAGAAATAAGAAGGCCAAGCTCTCTTCCTTGTTCTTCATCACCTTCAACAGCAGAACCAGAAGCATCTACATTTACTACAACATTAGTTGAGCTACCCATATCAGAATTAGCAACTATCCTTCCTCCTGTATTTGGAACGAACATTTCTGGACCACGTTCTCCAACCATATAACTTTTACCAGCACTAACAGGACCACCATTTGCTCTGAAAAACCGTCCGATCCCAGGAAGTCCACCAAGAAAAGCATTTACACCAAACTGAATAAGAGATCGTTGAATTTGCGTAAATACACTGCGAGCAACATCACCAAGAGTTTTTGTACCATTTATCGCACCTTCTATTGCATCAACTAAACCTGTTTCTACTGTTGAAGCAATACTTGAATATAATTCATTTAATTTCTTTAGTTCATCTCTTGTTTTTATAAGATTCTCAAGACCTTTTATTTGATCTTCTGTTAAATCTTCTACTGCAATTCCCATTTTTTTCGCTGTTTCAAGTTTTAATTTTTCAATTTCTGCTCCTTGTTGACCTAATAAAAGTTGATTCTGTAAAAACATATTTTGATCTTCTAAACTCTTTGTTGCAGATTCAAACTGTTGATCTCGGAACTTACCAAGTTCAATTTCTTTTCCTCTTTTTGCTAATATTTCTTCTAATGCTAATATTTCAGCTTTTAATTCATTTATTCGATCTCGTCTATTTTTAGAAGCTGATCTTCCTCCTGTAGAAGGAGTTTCTTCTAATCTTTTAAGCTCATTTCTTAAATCTGTAAGCTGTGTGTCTCCTGTTAAGTTCGCAAGTCTTGTATTTTCTGCTCTTTGTGCATCAACTAAAAACATCGACATAAATGGAGCGATAGCAGCTTGTATTCTTGTCATTGCTTTTTTAAATTGATTTCCAGCTAAACGACTAGCTTCTGCAAACTCTGTTAAATTCTTTACTCCTTGCTCTCCTATAGCATCGTTCATTTTCTCAGTAACTTCTGCTAATGCAACATGAGCACCATGAGTTTTTTCTATTAATAAAATTCTTTTTTCTTCTACAGAGCCAGCTAAACCTAAAGCAGTAGTAACAGCTTGAACATTAGGATTTAGTTCATCAAATGCTTTACCAAGCTCTGACATATTTTGTGCAAGAGTTGTTAACTGTTGAAGAACAGCAGTAGCAACAAGACCTCCTGCAAAACCACCCATTTGACCACCAATCTTAGTTCCTGCAAAGCCTCCAGCAAAACCAAAAGCACCTCCAAGTGGGCCTTGTCCAAATAACAATGGAAACGCACCAGAAATAAGCCCACTTGTTAATGCTGCTTTATTGCTTCTGTTGTTAAATTTATCAAGTTTATTTCCTTGACTTTGTGCTTTATTGTTTTCATTTTGTGCTTGTGTATTTTTTATAAGTTGATCTGTCTCTCTTCCTAGTGCTGTAGCTTGTTTAGTTGAAGCTGCTAATGCGTCTTTATGTGCTTTTGTTCCGATTGTTAAACTATTTGCGTATTCTTCTAAAGCGTCTGCTGCTGCCATTTGTTGATTGGCAGTTTTACCAAAAGCACCTTTAGATTTATTAACAGCTTTGACAAGATCCTCCATATCTTGTCTGTATTTTTTTAATTCATTACGAGCACCTTTTCCTGCTGCACCCCCTGTATTTCGGGGATTCATTATATCTATTTGACGGATATTATCTACACTTTTTACTAATTCTTTTACTTTCGTATTTAATCTATCAAGACCAGATTGACCTTTTACTCTTAAATTTATATTTACACCGTATTCGGCCACAGTAAAAACAAAACTTTATTTTAGTGTACCGCTTTTAGCGTTTTCTTGCTCGTGATTTATTCTTTGCA